GAAAGACCAAAGTATTGTTGAAGGAGAATATTTGTTTACTATCGATACATCTCATTCAGATCCCAATGAAATCGATTGTGGATGGAGTGAAACTCCGAATGAACATAAATGCTACAATATTTCTAAATTGGAAAATGGTCAAATTTGTGCTCAGCCTAATAACCGAACAAGATGGTTTCAACCAAGTCGGACTTTGGATATAACTAACCCACCTTATTTTAGGTATTCAACAAAAATTTGGAAATCTGAGGATTATAGTAAATGGCGTCCTTCGGAAAAAAATTGGGATTATAATCCATAACAATTGAATACTTAAGGATTCAGTAATTTCATGAATTCCCCAATTTCCAAAACATTATCTATACCTTCGATCAATATAGGTTTCTTAGTTTTTCCTTTTTCTGTCAATGATTTAACAACCATGTAAAATTTACAATTCATATTTGTATGTTGTTTCATCATTAACGCATTATAGGATTTTTGTTTCAATCTATCACTTCTAAAAGTGGTAGTTACGTCTATACAAAATGTGTTTCCTTCTATAGTTGTGATATAATCGAAATCAACAACTTGACTCAATCCGTGAGAGTTGATAAAACGAGGTTTGTCCTTTTTCAGTGTTTTTTTAATTCCTGTTAAACCAGTAAATTCATTTTCGAAAGCTCGTCCATTTATTGATTTATTTTTATTTGAACTCTGATGTTCCATGTGATTTTAAATAATTCTATAATTGTCCAATCAAAACGTTCGGAGTCATTCCCAACGCAGCTGCAGTTGAGAGTCTTGTGTTTCCAGCAACTAAGTAGTACACATTTCCGAACTTGATAATCATTGGTCTATCGTAATTTCCACTTTTAAGAGATTTCGCCAATTTGATTGGACTGGTTTTATCAAATTCTTTCGCTATTTTCTTAACCTTACCCATCTCTCCTTTTTTGATTAAGTTAGAGTGAGTATTTTGTAATTTTGCCCAAACTTCTAATGGAATTTGTACTTCTTGTGCATCTTCGAAAGCATTAACAATATCTTCGACTGAAGTTTCGACACCATAATTTCTTGATAAATCCTCTACGGTTCTTTCTATCTCTTCGATTTCGTCTTCAATGAAATCCTTTTTCTTTTTTTCTTTACCTTCGTAAATTCTATCTTTGAAGACGGGATTTTGTTTGTCAAACTTTTTGATAAAAATGCCTGAAAGAATATTACTCATATTCTCTTCAGGTCCACCGATGTCCTGTATTTTTTGTTTGTCATCCAATCCCATCTTTTGGTATTGATATTCATGAACCCACTCATGTGAAATAGTTCTTAATATGTCAATCAACATTCTCCCTTTTGCTAAAATAAACATTTTACTCCCTGGCATTCTCACACCTGTGGTTTTTGTAATCGATTGGTCATCGGTGAGATTCACTTCAACATCTGAAGATAGTGGAAGTTGACTTTGTAAAAATTTAACAAACGAAGATACTACCTCCAATTGTTCCTGATTTAATTCTGACTTTGGACTTTTAATACAAACTTTCATCAGGTATAAATATTAAGAAAAATGTTTATTTCTTATAATCTGATTTATCAATAGCTTTGATACAATCTTTGATTGCTTTAAACTCTCCATATGTAAAATGAAGTTGTCTTATTCCATCATGTGCAGAAATATAGACATCGTATCCTTCACGGTTAGACCATTCAGTCACTTCCATGAAATCACCTTTATCTTTCCTATCCGACCCCATGGACATGACACAATAGTCTTTTAGTTCCACAAATGTGGACTTCCTATTCTCTACTTTGATTGGTTTTTTCATATTTTTATGATTGAATTCAAGAATAAGAAAAAAACTTCGGATTTCAAAATGAATTTGATTTATGTACTTTTTTTCTGTAGTTCATGTAACATCCAAAAAATATTCATTGAGACCCAACTTGAAAGTATTAGATTTGTATCTCTTTGGTCCTTCTCCGTAAACAATAAAAAAACTGTAAAAAAAATGGTTGGGAACACCATCAGGGTCGCCAACCATTTTAATTTCAAACACCAAAATAAATCCTTAATTAACCAACAGGTAAAATGAGACTTTTGTAAAGACCATCCCGAAAAAGGATTCTTTATTCCCATACCCCTTCCGAAAATATTATGGGTTTATTATTTCTGTCAATCATTATCCACTCTGCTTTGACTAATCCGAATGGTTTAAAACATTCCATCACTTGTTCCAAAGTAAAAGACTTACAAGAATAAATGTCAAATTGTATCATGGGTAATTCCAAATTGTCCCAAACATGGATCGAGGCATGTGAAGTTGCCAGAGTTACGGTTCCTGTCAACCCTTCATTACCTGGATCTGAAACATAAACACTTGTTGGTCCAGCAACTACCTTCATCCCCACCTTTTCAACTAAGTTTATGAACCAATCATTCAATTCTTCCTCTTTTTTGGGAGGATTAGTTGCCCAACCTCTAATCAATAAATGTTGGTGATAGGGAGTAAATTTTTCCATCAATATAATATGTAATTTCTTACATATATATCAGTATTTTGAAAAAAATTAAATACAGGTTGAGGGATCTGGACAAGTTTGACCCGCTCCTTCGACATAACCGTGTCTCAAATCAATATGAGTGCTTTTCAGATACGGTGTTTTCTTACCACAAAGAACACATGTATCATACTCCTCAGAGTGATGGATTGCGGTCACCAAACCATTTTCATCAATGGTCATACCGAAGTGTTCATCGTCGAATCTCGGACCCTCAGAATCTCTTCTTGCTTGCCAAAATCTATCATGAACTTTTTTACCCATGTCGTAATAGTTGGGTGTTGATAAAATCTCTTCCTCTGTAAAACTAACTTTGATTGACATAACCTTTTTTTTATAATAGAAACATAATTACTTAAAAAGGAAAAATAAATGTATTTATCAGTATGGTTGACATAAAAATATTACAAGAAAAATTGAAATATCTTATTCAGATAGAATCAACATCTAATGAGTTCGAAATTTTCGATTTAATTTTAGATTTCTACAATTTAGACAGCGGTTATGCTCTATTAATAAAATTCGATTATCTAGGGGCAATAGATTCACAAATACCACACTTCTTCGGGGATGTTGAAGAAATGATGGAAAAAATGAAAAAAATAGTATCTAAAGTGACAGTCACCTCAGAAAAAAAAATAAGTTTATCTCAAGATGTAGTTGTTGAATCTCTAATTGATAAAATAGATTACAGTGCAGAAGAAAAACATATTTTCACTGTGTCTTTTATGGTTCATTACATTGATAAAAATTAACCATGGATCAGAAAGCCAAAAAAGTAGCTCAAGTGCTACAAAATTCCATCAAATACTCTGATAGTGTCAATGAAGTTTTCTTTGGTTTAAGACAAGTCGCCCAAGAACAACCTGACTATTTCAATCACTTTGGTGCTGATTTTTTAATCAAACTGGCAATATACATTTATTCATTGAAAACAACTGGTGATTTCAAGTCAGGTGAAAAAATGGTAAATAATCTAAAGTTTGCCCAACTTCTAACGACTAACAATGAATCATTGATTGTTGTTTGTAAATCATGTGGTGGTTTTGGTTTCACTAAATGTAAAGAATGTAAAGGTTACGAAGTAATCGAATGTCCTGAATGTGATGGTAATGGTGAAGTATCATGTGAATGGTGCGATGAATACGACATCGAAGGAGGATGTGAAGAATGTGATGGAAAGGAAACTGTAGATTGTAAAGAATGTCAAGGGGACGGTGTGATAGATTGCCCTTCATGTGATAAAGGGGAAAAGGTGTGTGAAAAGTGTGAGGGAAAAGGCGAAATAGAAGATCAGTTTGAAGTCGTATATACCATTTATTTCATTGCAACTTGGAACAAAAAAATTCAAGACCTTTGTGAATTACGCGTTAAGACATTAGAACCTTTGATGTCAGACCAAACATTTTATGGATTAAACGATGAATATCTTCAATTAGATATGTGGGACTCATCAGCGCCAATCAATATAGATAATAACAAGATATATTGCATAGATTACTCCGATGAACCAAAAATGTTTTTGAGAAAGAATATGTTCATCAGACCGATGAATTCAAACATTCCTGATTTGGAGTATATGGAATAAAAAAAGGAGACCGAAGTCTCCTTTAATAGGGCTGTACAGGTTTTGTACAACTTCCACCACCAAGTTTATCTAACTTGGAAATTGTTCTCTCGGAACACTGAGTTCAAAAACTCCTCTAACTTATCAGCACCCAAGTATCCAACAACATCATCGGAATTATCAGGAAAGAAAAACCGAGTTGCAAATTCTCGGGTTTTGGTACTGAATACCGCAACTTCAAAGGTGTTTTCAAAATTTCCATAGAGACGACCTTTTTTTCCACCACCAACGATGGACACTTCATACTTCGGATTGAAGATGTTTGTCATTCTTCCCCCTTCAACAACAGGATGAGGTCTTGACCATTCTTGAATATTTGAGACTGTAATCATTTTGTAACCTCCGCTTCGATTTTAGATTTGTTAATAAGATGTTCCGCTAATGTATAAGTATCTACGTTTGTAGTAATGATAGAATCAACCAAGTGTTTGTAAGGAACATGAACAAAGAAATCAGTTCCATTGAAGAATGTCAAATCATTTTTCAACTCCAAACATCCTTGAATCATTTTTAGGAAAAGTTTGAATTGAACTCCATTCACAAAAGTCTCGCTCAAAAGAACTCCGAACTTTTCGTGTTGGATTTTGATGTTGTGGGATGTCATATTCATGTCTTCGTCGTTTGTTTTACAAATATAATAAACTGATTCAATAATAAAAAAAAATCCCCCACTTTTTTTTAGTAGGGGTTGAGAAAAAAGAGATAATTAGGAACTCAAACCATCTCCACGTTGATGACCGAATTCATATGATTCGGTCGGATGTAGCAGGAGAAAGATTCGAACTTTCGACCTTCAGGTTATGAGCCTGACGAGCTTCCACTGCTCTATCCTGCGATATATGTTTCAAGTATTTCCGACAAAAAAAGTCCCACAAACTAACTTTCTCTCGAACTTCATCTGTGGGACAAATGTTTCACAATTTTACCAACTCTTTCTTTCAAAATCAAATTGTTGTGAAACTTTTTTTGTGGGGGGTGTTGAATCTCTCGATTCAGTTTTATAAATATAGACAACAATTAAAAAAAATCAACTGAAGTCAAAATATTTTTTTAATATTTTTTGTAAATTGTCATCTAACCCCAACTTTTTCATTTCATCAAAACTGAAATATCCACATTTTGTGTGTTCGTGTCCATCTGTAGCAGAATCCAAGTCAGGTAAAATTGGTTCAGTCAATTCTGAAATGAATATATAAATAAAATCTTTATCTGATTTCTTTCCATCTTTATCTCTGTATTTTAATATTACTCCTGAGTACATTTTAAGTTAATTTGTATTTATAAGTATTATGGATATATCGATAAATAATCATGTTTTCGAAGTAAAGACTCTAACTGACCCTAAATCACAACAGATTGGAATGATGGGAAAGAAATTCTCTTCCGAAAATCAAGGTTTGTTATTTTTGATGGGTGGAAAAAAACAATGTTTTTGGATGAAAAATTGTATTATTCCACTTGATATAATAATGATAAAAAATAATGTAATTGTCAACATCCATCATAATTGTCCTCCATGTGTTGATGAAGATTGTCCGTCCTACTGTGGAAATGGTAATGTTGTTTTGGAATTGAATGGTGGAACTTGTGAGAAGTTAAACATTCAAGCTGGTGACACTATTGATTATCTGATTTAGATTCTGCTATTTTTTCCTTAAGTACTTTTTGAAATTGGTTTGCAATCATCTTTGTGAATTTCACTGATGGACTTTCCTCCGATTCACCAAATCTTGTGCCACCCTTCGGAGGTCTTGTACTTTTTCCAAGATAATTCAATCCTGAAATATTTGTAATACATTTGTGTCCTCCTGAGTTTGATTGAATCAAATCCCAAGCATTGACCCCAATTTTATCCAACATACTCATTTCTTCCTCTGATAAACTTTTGAAGGGTTTTTCCATCAAGTTTTGAATTCTATCCAAAATCTTTTCTCCATTTTCCATAAACATTATTTTGTCACCATATAATGCTTTGAAATCTTTGAACGTGAATCCAACACTCTCAGGATTGACACTAGTCTCACTGACCCATTTGATTGTTGATAAAGGTACAGTTTTTTGTTTTAACTGTTCTTCCCATTTACCAACCACTTCTTGTGCAATTTCTCCTAAGTTTACACCTTTAAGTTCTCTTTCTTTTTTGAATGGATTACAAGATGCTTGAACGAGTCCCATAGGCCAAGCCATAATCATAAAGTCCGCCTCGGGATTGTTTCTAAAAGGAGTATATCTGTCATAAGAACCTGGCTTGAACATATTTCCTCCACCATATTGAAAAATTATATTATCGGAAACAGTGGGAAAGGACTTCATTTGCTGAACATATTCCTCAGCGTTCTTTTGTAATTCTTCCTGAGAAGGGGCTTGTGTGGATTTCATCCAAGATCTAATGTTGTTTAAGATAGACAATAGTGATGGCTCGGAATTCATCACCAACATCTCAAGAAATCCAGGTTTGTTTTTAAACGCTAATAATAGTTTATTAATCACCAAACCTAATAACATCTTATTTGTTTGCAGTGATTTTTCCTTATCGACTCTGAATAAATAATTTACCACATCTTCAGGAGAAATATTCTGTCGCGCAAAATCCGCAGAATCCACTGTGTTAATTAATAAAATATCTGATGAAGGAAAAAGTTCTTTTGGTGAAACCACTTGGGATATTGTTGCTACGTTAGAACGAGATTGTCTAAATGACGTGGATTTAGTCTCTTCCGCACCTGCTTGTCTGTCGTGGTGGTCAGTGTGAATCACGAACATGGGTTTACCATGTGCAAAATCCACGAGGACTGGCATCACATCACCCGTAGCATCATTTTTTTTTATCGAGAATTCTTTATCACCATATTGAATTACATGAGCCCCAACAACATCAATACCATTGTCTTCGAGATATTTCTTCATTGCAATTGCCGTAGTAACCCCGTCTAAATCTTGGTGAAAATAAATTTCGGCTTTCGTATATCTTTCTCTTAATTGATTAATATCCCGAATCCCACTCTCTCTTAATATTTTTTTCATTTGAAAGTTTGTTTAACTTGACAAGGAAATAAAATTTTCCATTAATATTTGAGAGTCAATAGATATTTTGATTTGTTAATCGTAGCCAACATTTCATCTCGGATGTTCAATAAATCTGTATCGTATCTCTGATCTAGTTGGTCTGAAAAACTTACAAAAAATTCTGTAATTCCATCCAAAAAATTCTGCATACTAATTGAAGATATATCTTGAAACATTAACGCAAACTCAGGTTCAAACTCAGGTCTCCCATATTTTCCCATCATTACCTCTGTAAACTCGTCGATTAAATCTCCAAGTCCATCATATATTTCTCCGTAGGTTCTATGTTTTGCATCCCCATAAGTCTGCCAATGTAAAAACTTCCATTGAAGTTGTACTTGTACCAATTTTTTGACTAATTCTTCTTTCATGACAATAAATACCTCATAAACAAAAAAAAGGTCTTAAAAGACCTTTTAAGTTGGGGATTGTGTAAAATCAAATTTCCCTTGTTTTTTGCTGTCAATAAAGAACTGAATTCTTTTTTTGCTTACTTCACAATAATTAGGGCTCAACTCAATTCCAATCCATCTACGACCAAGAATTTCAGCACTCACGAGAGAAGTACCCGATCCAGCGAAAGGGTCCAAAATCACATCATTTTTATATGTAAGAATCTTGATTGCCTTTGAGGGAATATCCATCGAGAAAGTCGCCTTGGTTTGTTGTTTTGTATCCGCGAAATATTCCCATTGTCCGTAAACTAAAGACATGAATTCTTTTTTGTCCTCATCTTTATAAACGGTTTTCTTTTTGATGGACCCATCCTCTTGTTCAATATCAACAACTTCAAATTCCCATTGAGGTTCCCCTTTCAACTTCTTGATTCTATCTTTCTTATATGCAAGGATTACACATTCTTTCGGATTATAGATATATGGACTCGAAGGAGACATCCAAGAACCCCAAGCTGTGGTTTTACTTCTGTGAGGGGAGTTTTCGTCCAAATCTACTAGCCCATAAAACTTGAATCCAACTTTTTTCATGATAGACCAAAACTCCGCCATGAACAACACTCTACCTCCACGGTCTTGAACATTAACTTCATAAGGAATATTAATAGCGATCCTACCATCATCTTTGAGAATTCTAAATGCCTGAGTCAACCAATCATCAGTGAACCTCCAATAAGAATCCATAGATTGATTGTCGTCATGAATATCATAATCAATCCCGACATTATATGGTGGTGATGTGACAATCAAGTCGATTGATGACTCGGGAAGTTTACCCATCTCCTCTGCACAATCTCCATTTATAATTCTATTTGTTTCTAACATCGTAATTTACCTTCGTTTCTTAATTGTTCTCTAATCTTAGTCGCAGATATGTCCGAAACTTCTTGGGGTGGAATATGTTCTATAATATCGTATCCAACTCCTCTCCCGAAGTTTATCGATTCAATATCAGGTATAATCATAATTCTCACTCTACCATCCTGAATTAAGTCTAAAAGTTCCCCAACAATTCTATTCTCAACCTCTTGTGAAGTATAAGGATTTTTATCGTCAGGTTCAATGTCCCTAATACAAATTAGAACATTTTTACCTTCGTCTAATATTTCATTCACAATCCACCTATGTCCCGCATGAAAGGGTTGAAATCTTCCCACAAACATGGAATATTGTTTCCCACCAGTATTTTTTAACTTTGGGTCTCCCTCAACGTGAATTTTTTGCATACTCTAAAACTTTTTTTACTGACTCTTCAATACTATCATTTGTTGTGTCTAATCTGAGATACTTTTCAGTTGGTGCTTCATATTCATTTACGAAGTAGTCTTCCCTACCTCTAATCTCACTCGTATAAAGATAAACTTCGAAAAGATTATCCCCCATCTTTGTTTTGAACTTATCTCTTTGGTCTTTATATGGAGACACCAAAGAAACAAATACATGTTTACCTTTATTATGAAGATATTCTGATATTTGTTGTGCAAGTTCAATATTCTTTCTACGTCCAACTTCAGAGTAATCCTTGTTTTCGAATAAATCCCTGAGATCGTCACCATCTATATGAAAAACATCTGACTCTATATTCAACACCAATTGTTTGCATAAGGTTGTCTTACCTGAGCCAGGTTGTCCTGTAAGCCAAACTATCATTTTTCTAAATTTTTAATCCTACGGTTCAAATAAAATGCAGCTTTTTTGAGATCTTCTAATTCCTTTGTTTGGTCTTTTACCCCAGCTCTTGCTACATATTTTACCACGTTGAACAAGTAAGCATCGTGGTCCAACCCCCAAGCTTCGCAAACTTTAATTACTTCATAAGCATTTTCTTCCCCACCATAATGGTTGGGATGATTAACCATATCATTCTTCATTCTTATTCCCCCATTTTTTTTCTAAGTACTCGACATA